GGCAGGCATTACGACGGCGTGATGCGCGATATTGTCGGAAACCATGTAGCCCTTGTCGATGTGGGTCGGGCAGGGCGTGATGTAGTAGTAAGCGATGCAGACCCATTTTCAGAAAGGAAAGTTATGAAACTGAAGAAAGGCGCGAAAGCGCGTATTCATGCAGTTCTGAAGCCTTTAATGGCGCAGGACGCTGAATTAAGCCCTGACGAACTGTTGGAAGTTATCGGTTCGTTGACTAACGAAGTTCAGACTGTCGAGGACGAGGACGACAAAGAATTGCCGCCTACCGATGAAGCCGCTGAAGAAGTTGGTACAGACGAAGAAGAAACCGCCGCAGACGAAGATGTGGAAGAAGTTGCCGAAGATGAAGATGAAGAATCTGAAGCACCTCAACCGCCTGAACAAGCTCAAGACCGTGGCATTTCCAAAGTTGCTATGGATAAAGCCATTGCAGCGGCTGTGTCTCAAGAGCGCAAACGTATGCAGGCACTGGCAACAGCTCAACGCGAAGTAGCGCATATTGTCGGCGATGTAACTATGGACAGCGCAGAAGATGTCTATAAGTTCGCACTGGAACAGCAAGGCGTTGACGTGTCAGGCGTACACCCATCTGCTTATCGTGCAATGGTCGGCATGTTGGGTAAATCAAGCCCTAAAGTTGCTATGGACAGCGCAAATGCCGCGTCTAAGCAGTTCAAAGGTTTAGCACGAATCAAGAAAGGTTAAAAAATGCCATTTCAAAAAGTAGTTAACTCATACCAAGCCCCTGCCGTTGCAGGGGATTTTGCTTCTACAAACCCTAACGCTTCCATGCTGGCTGGCGAGGGTGCTTTGGTAGCAGGCGATAGCGGCGTTACTGTCGGCGTGTTTGCATGGGCAGACGCAGACGGCAAAGTCAGCAACAAGAAAGCAACTAACGGTCGTATCGGCTTCGTACATCGTGAACAACAAGCAAGCATTACCGGCTTCTTGGATGAACAAGGCAACACTATTCTGAAAGGTCAAGCCATGACCTTGATGACAGGCGGCGACTTTTGGGCGCATTTCCCTACCGGTGCCGTTATCGGTCAAAACGTGTTTGCCAAAGACACTGACGGCACATTGAAATCATCTGCCGCCGCGACTGAAACAGGCTATACCCTGACTAAATTCAAAGTTGCCTCAACCGCCGCCGCTGGCGAACTGGCAAAAATCACTTCTTGGGAGTAATCAATGAATCAAACATTTAACCAACTTGAACGCGATGCTGGTATCGTCTTTATGGGCGGCGGCAAAAAGCTGATGGACGACAAAATCGCCGCTGCTTTGGCAATGGACGCTCAGCCCGGTTTGACTACCGTGGGCAACAGCGGTATCCCGGCATGGATGTTGAATTATGTTGATCCGCAACTGATTGAAATCATCTTGCAGCCTACCAAAGCCGCTGAAGTTTTCGGCGAAATGAAAAAAGGCGACTGGACAACAGAAACCGCTACTTTCATGACCGTTGAGCCTACCGGCGAAGTTTCCTCTTACGGCGACTACAACAACAACGGCGTTAGCGGCGTGAACGTGAACTTCCCTCAACGTCAAAGCTACCATTACCAAGTATTCACTCGTTGGGGTGAGCGTGAAGTAGCCCGTGCCGGTGAAGCCAAAATCGACTACGTTGCCCGCGTGAACGAAGCGTCTGTAAACGCTTTGAATCGTTTCCAAAACAAAACGTATTTGTTTGGCGTTAAAGGCTTGCAAAACTACGGCGTATTAAATGACCCGTCATTGCCTGCCTCTACTGCCGCCGCTAAGACTTGGGCAAACTCAACTGGCGAAGAAGTGTACGAATCTATCCGCAAACTATTCCAAAATCTGTTGAAACAGACAGGCGGTAAGATTGATATGAACACGCCTCTGTTGCTGGTGTGTAGCCCTACCGCAAGCGTTGATTTGACCAAAACCAACCAATATAACGTTAACGTTATCGACCAGTTGAAAAAGAACTTCCCTAACTTGCGCGTTGAGACCATTCCTGAATACTCAGCGGCAAGCGGCGAAACTGTGCAACTGATTGTCGAAGAGTTGGACGGCCAACGTACTTTGGACTGTGCATTTACCGAAAAAATGCGCGCCCATAACATGGTATTGGAAGCCTCCAGCATCAAGCAGAAGAAATCACAAGGTACTTGGGGCGCGATTATCTATCGTCCATTCTGTATCGCAACAATGACTGTTAGCTAAAAGGAGCTGGCTAAATGGCAAAAAACACAAAAAGCAAAACTGTTACCGTTGGTTGCAAACTGCCAAACGGTTTGATTCTCGAACTGAACGGCCAAACTGTTGAAATTAACGGTTCTACAAGCTCACGCGTTATCGGCGGCCATGGCATTACCTATGACGTTGACGCTGAATTTTTCGATGCTTGGATGGAAGCTCACGCAGACCGCGCAATGGTTCGCAACGGCTTTATCTTCGCCCATGACAAGGCGGCTGATACTAAAGCAGAAGCAGCGGAAAAAGCAGACAACGCTACCGGCTTGGAAGCAGTTGATCCTGATGCGCCCAATGCAGGCGTAACCAAAGCAGACGAGTAACATCATGGGCGTGGTGGTATTTAATCCCGACACTTTCCGCGAGGTTTACCCGCAATTTGTCGACACGCCCAATGTACGGCTTGACTGGTGGTTCGCTCAGGCTGAAACGCTACTCAATAACACTGATTGCAGTATCGTGAAAGACTTGGGCGAGCGTGAGCGGTTGCTGATGTTGTTAATGCGCCATTTAGCCGCTTTGGACGAAAGAGCAGAACAAGGCGGCTTGGTTGGTCGTATCGGTTCGGCTACTGAGGGTAGTGTATCGGTCAGCGCGGATTTGTCGGGCGTTAGCGGTAAGGCGGCATGGTTTGCTCAAACGCCTTGGGGTTTAACCTACTGGCAGATGACGGCAAAGTATCGCGCTTTCCGATATGTCCCGGGTGGTTGTTATGCGCGGCGGTAGTAAGTTCCGTTCAGCCTTGCGAAATGCTGTCAGTAAGGCGGTAGGCGGTACGGTTCGGGTCGGTATCTTGGAAACGCAAACATACCCTGCCAAAGACGGCAAAGGCGATGTAAGCGTGGCTCAGGTGGCCTACTGGAATGAATACGGTACGGCTACCATTCCGGCGCGCCCTTTTTTCCGCAATACGATAGCGGAGAAGCAGGATGAATGGGCGGATAACGCGGCCAGTATCTTGCAACACGCAGACGGAGATGTCGGCAAGGCTTTGGCGTTGATTGGCGAGGGTGTGAAAGGCGATATTGTCGAGACGATTCAGAACTTCAAAGAGCCTGAAAACGCGCCGTCAACCGTGAAGAAAAAAGGCTTTAACAAGCCATTGATTGACACGGGGGACTTATGGCGGGCGATTCAAAGCGAAGTTGTTGAATAGGCGAAAGGAAGTCTATGAATTTGAGAGCTATTGCAAACGGCGTAACACGCGCGGTAAACCCAAACATGACCGCAACGTTAATGCTGAATAACGGCTATCAGACTGATGATGCAGGGGTAAGGACTGCTCATTATGACACTGAAGAAGTCACTATTCAGACACAAAGCCTAAGCAGTCAGGAGCGGCAAGAGTTTGATGGATTGTTGCAACAAGGGCATATGCTGAACGTGTATGTAACTGGGCAATTTTCCGTATTACGGCGCATTGCCGGTAAAGGTTCGGACAAACTTGTGTTTGCGCCCTATGGCGAATCAGAGCCTACGGAATGGCTGATTAAGTCCGTTTCCGAATCATGGCCTGATTGGTGCAAGGTGGTTGTATGGCGGCAACATTAAACGTTACTCAGGCTGAAATATACAAGGACGTAAGGCGGTATCTGCTTGGATTATTCCCTGATTGCGAAGTGATACAGGGTTATTCCAATAATGTGCCGCTTCCAAATGCGCCATTTATCCTGATGAACATTATCCGCGAATCGGAAATGAACACGCAGATAAACGAATGGCGGCCATTAGACGGCCTTGCAGACGTAACAAGAAGCATAGAAGTTGCTATGCAGCTTGATTTCTACGGCGTTGATTCAGGGCGTAATGTGCGCGTTTTTTCAACCTTGTGGCGTGATCACCATGCTTGCGAATGGCTGGAAATGTGTCAGCCTCTATACACGGATGAGGCGCGATATATTCCGCTCACGAACGAAGAGCAGGAATTTGAAGCGCGTTGGAGTATTACGGCAAGTCTGACCTACAACCCTACTGTTACACATGCGCAAGACTTTATCGAGGGCGCGTCTGTTTCAATTAATCGTATTCCATCATAAAAGGAAATTAAATGTTTAAATCAATTCCTGCTTCACAAATTGTGAGCGTGAATCCATCGGTGTTGAGTTCAGGCGGTTCCCCTCTTGCGCTTAACGCCGTTTTCTTGAGTAAAAATGCCAATATCCCGACAGGCCAAGCCCTGCTGTTTGCAACGGCTGAATCTGTTGGAGAGCATTTCAGCTTCACTTCTGACGAATATAAAGCCGCTCAAATCTACTTCAAAGGCTTTGACGGCTCAAACAAAAAGCCAGGCCGTCTGTATTTCTACGCATTGAACAGCGTTGCAGAAGCTGGCTATCTGCTTGGCGCGAGCGTCAAGACTACCAGCCTTGCTGAACTGAAGAAAATCAAAGGTTCGCTGAATGTAACCATCGACGGCACGGAGAAAAAAGCACCTGCTGTTGATTTGAAAGACGCTACAAGCTTCTCGGACGCGGCTCAAAAACTTGGCACGGCACTGGGTGTTACTGTTGAGTTTGAAGAGCAGTTGCAAGCCTTTAAAGTCATCTCAGGCACTACCGGCAAAGAATCTACTGTTTCCTTTGCGACTGGCGATATTGCCGACAAACTGGGATTGAGTGAATCTGCCGGTGCGCGTGTGTCAAAAGGTACAGGCGCGGAAAGCGTTGATGAAATGATGGTAGGTTTAACCGCCGCAACATTGAACTTCGCAACATTTACGACCATTGAAGAGCCGACAATCGAAGATAAATTGGCTTTGGCCAAATGGTCAAACTTGCAAAACGAACGCTTCCTGTATGTTGGTTGGGGAAAAGAAGCCGCCGCATTGCAGGCAGGTAATACAACCTCTTTCGGTGCGAAACTGAAAGAATCCCAATATTCAGGCGCAACCGCTGTTTATGGTGGTTTGGATAAGGCGGCGTTCCTTTGTGGTGCGATTGCTTCTATCGATTTCAGTGAACGCGAGGGCCGTATTACTGTTGCTTTCAAAGGTCAATCAGGCTTGGAAGTTGACGTAAACGATGCAACTGAAGCGCAAAACCTGAAAGATAACGGCTATAACTTCTATGGTGCATGGGCAACGGCTAACGACCGCTTCCTGTTCATGTATCCCGGTCAAATGACTGGCAAATGGAAATGGCTTGACAACTACGTCAACCAAATCCGCCTGAACAGTCAGTTACAGCTTGCACTGATGACTATGCTCACTTCTGCTAAGTCTGTGCCATATAACGCTGTCGGTCGTGCGTTGCATCGTGCCGCCTGTCAAGATGCCATTGATGAAGCGTTGAACTTCGGTTCTATCCGTGCAGGCGTTGACCTGTCGGAGCAACAACGCGCAATCATCAACAATGAGGCTGGTGTAGATGCTGCTACTCAAATCGAAGCGCGTGGCTATTACTTGTATGTCGGCAAAGCAACGGCGCAAACACGCGGCAACCGTGAATCAATGCCGATTAAGCTGTGGTACACCGACGGCGGTAGCGTTCATTCCGTCAATATGGGTTCTATCAACATTCTGTAACTTTCAGGCCGTCTGAAACAACAGGCGGACTAATTTTTTGAGGTAACAACATGGCACAAATCGCACCTAAAACCCTTACTTCTGCCAACAGTGTTTTGCTGTGGAAAGCTAAGGGCTATACCGACCAATTTGTCGAAGCGCAAGGCTATAAGACAGATTCGGCGTTTGACTTTTCAGACGCGACCATTGGCGAGACCGTGATGGGCGTGGATGGTATTCAGTCCGGCGCATATATCCAACATGAGCACCAATTAACCATCACTTTTGAAGCAAACAGCCCTACACGCGCCCACTTTGCCAAGATGTACGAGCGCATGACTCAGCAAATGGAAACATTCCCGTTTGAGTTTCAAGTAGATATCCCATCATTGGGCGTTCGCCGTATTGCCAAAGGCTTCATGATTAATCTGGCTGGCTTCAGTGCCAAAAAACGCATGGATGCCGGTAGTTATACATTCAACTTGGGCGTAGTGACTGAAGAGGAAATTTCCTAATGTCTTTAAAAACCAAAACCGTAACGATCGAAAATGGCCGCGACAAAGGCAAGAAGTTTGAAATTACCGAAATGCCGGCGGCGAAGATTGATAACTGGGCAATGCGTGTCTTGCTGGCTTTGGCCGGAGCAGGCATTGATGTTGCAGAAGCCAATGAGGGCATGATGGGCTTGGCTAAAGTGGCATTTGCCGCTTTGGGTAAGATTCCGCCTGCTATTGCTGTTCCGCTGTTGGATGAATTGCTGGAATGTGTGCAATTTATTCCTGCTGGTGGTTCGCCCCGCCCGCTTGATTTGGAATTGGGAGATGTAGAGGACTTTACCAATCTTTGGATGTTCCGAAAGGAGGTATTCAATCTGCACATTGATTTTTTGCAACAAGGGGCTGGCCTGAGTTAGGCGGTGGCGGTTATGGCGCGGATATGGAGTATTTAAACCTGTCCGCGCTTATCGGCGGCTTAATTTCAAGCCGTCTTTGCACTTTGCACGAATTGCAGACGGTTTATAGCCTAGAAGATGCTTTGAATCTATGGGAGGTTCTGAGTGTTGACGGCTACAACCGACAGCAACAAGAGAAACGGCGACAGGCCGTCTGAAAGGTTTGATTATGGCGACTGTTATAGACACGTTATTTCTTGAGCTTGGTATCGATTCTTCCAAGTTTTCAGGCGAAGCGGCGAAAGCAGAAAAGCAGTACGACCGCTTAGAACGTTCTGTTTCAAAGGTTGAGAAAGCGGAAAAGAACGCCGCGAAAACAACCAAAGAGAACAGCGAGGCACGGCGCAAGAGCGTAGTAGATACGCAAAAAGCTGATGTCTCAATGCAAGGCTTGCTAAAGACCGTAAACGCTTCTATTAAGGGCTTTGCGGCCTTTACAGGCTTACTGCTTGGTGCAAGCGGCCTTTCAAAGCTGGCACTAGATGCGGCGAAAGCAAACCGCGAACTAGACACTACTGCTAAAAATCTTGGCATGGCGCGTAAGGAATTGAGCGCGTGGCAAGGTGCGGCAGAGATGGCGGGCGAAAGTGCCAACGGCATGAGCGGTTACATGAAAACCCTGTCAGGCGATATGCAAAGCCTGATTATGATGGGCGACACGTCCGTCTTGCCGTATTTCAACGCTTTGGGCGTTTCGTTGCTGGATAGTACCGGCAAAGCCCGAAAGCTTGATGATGTAATGCTTGATTTGGCAGACCGATTCAGCACAATGGACCGCCAACAAGCCTACACACTAGCCCAACAGATGGGCATAGATGACGGTACATTTAACACGCTTTCACGCGGCCGCGCCGAAATGGAGCGTATGCTTGAGATTCAGCGCGATATGTACCACTCAAGCGAAGCGGATATAGAAAACTCGCGCAAACTGGCAGAGGCACGAGCCGTCTTAAATGCACGATGGGAAAGCCTGAAGCTGATGATAGGCAATGCCTTGATTCCAGTGTTGACAACGCTCACGGAGATTGTGAGCGGCTTTGTCGGCTTCTTGGTTAAGCATGAACACGTTACAAAAGGCGTGTTTCTCGGCATTGCTTCGGCTATCGGTATCTTCTTAGTGCCAATGCTGGTTACTGCTACGGCGGCAGTGTTTGCCTTTATCGCGCCGTTTGCGCCGTTGATTGCGGCGGTTGCAGGGCTTGGCGCGGCGTTTGGCTTGCTTTATGACGACTATAAAACTTGGGCAGAGGGTGGCAAATCCCTGTTTGATTGGGGTCGCTTTACCAGTTATATCAACAGTTCAAAAGTTTCCACTGATTCGCTTGGTAAGTCGTTTATTTACCTGACGACTGGTTACACAAGCTGGTCGGAAGCCGCAAACGGTATGCTTGACTGGATGAGGCTTAAAGGCTTTATCGATGGGAACACGGTTTCTGTCGGTTCGCTGATGAACGGCTTTAAAAACCTTGCTTCTGAACTGTCAGACGGCCTTATGCCGTATCTGATGGATATTGTCGAAATCTTTAACCGATTAAAAGAGGGCGACTTTTCAGGCGCGGGCGAAGCGGTCAAAGTGGCATTTAAACGCCGCTGGGAGGCCGTGAAGTCATTTGCAGGCGCAGCATGGGATAGAGTTACCGGCACTGTTGACGTAGCGACTGGGCACGATGTCGGCACGTTGTCAGGCGGTAACAGTGCTGGTGGCAGTGCTGTTGATAATATGGTTTCAGGCATTGATGGCAAAGTGTCTCAAGCCGCTGCTTTTGCCGTAAAACACGCAGCAAAACGAAGCCTTAAACAGTGTGCGTTATATGTCAATAACGCGCTACGAGCGCAGGGCATTCGCAGTAGCGGTAATGGTGTAGATGTTGCCAGCAACCTGCTTAAAAGTGGGCAAGGCTTCCATCAGGTTGCATATAGCAAGGATTATGTGCCTCAGATTGGCGATGTAATGAGTATGAAATCAAACTCAAGGTCAGGTCATAACTGGGGGCATGTTGCTATTTACACTGAAGAGGGCTGGGTTTCTGATTTCAAGCAGGGCGAGAAATACGGCAACACTGGTGCGGCAAGCGCACAATACTGGAAGGAAATCCAAAGCGGCAGAATCGTCCCTATTATCGCGCGTAGAGGTGGTGGAGGCGGTGGAACTAGGTCAGCCATTGCCGTTACAGGCAAAGAAGATTGGCTGAATAAAATCAACGCCAAAGACACCGTTTCAAACGCTGATTCCAGGCTGTCTGCTGTAAGTCAGAAGTACGGTATTCCGCAGCACATGCTTTATTCAGTATGGGCGCAGGAAAGTCGCAAGGGCAACATGAAGAAATCGTCCGCCGCTGGTGCGAAAGGTCATTTTCAGTTCATGCCCGGCACGGCTAAGGCTTACGGCATTTCAGGCCGTGAATGGGACTTTGACGCTTCGAGCGATGCAGCGGCGCGTTATTTCCAATGGTTGCTGAGGCATTACGGTGGCGACCATAACAAAGCCCTTGCAGCGTATAACTGGGGAAACGGCAATCTAGACAAAGCCATTAAACGCTATGGCAATGACTGGCTGTCTCATGCGCCGAAAGAAACGCAGGGATATGTTAACAGTATTAACAAGATGATGGCTTACAAAGGTAGAGGCGGCATGATGTCTAGACCTTTAGGCGGTCAGGATGTTGCGCAGAATCTCAGCAACCAACAGGGGCGCATTAACGCTTCACGAGGCGCGGCGAATCCTCATAACGTCAGCAATACCCAAAACACGCAAATCACGGTCAACGGCGGCATCAACGTCCAAACCAGTGCAAGCACCGTTCGGGGTAATGTACAGGACGCTATGGACGGTTTGAACAGCCGCGCCGGGCAGTATGCTGTTGCTCAAATGTAGAACTAAGCAATAAAGGCCGTCTGAAAAGGCGGCTTTTGTTGTTTCTGAGGTAAAGATATGAAGTGGAATAGTGTCGGAATCCCTAACGTTCCAAAAATACCGGCGAATATCGGAAACGCCCTGATTAGTTTTGGCGGGGCGCAACTGATTAACTTGGTATTTGGCGAAAAATGGGGAATCTTCAATCAGCGCGGTATTCCGCTATTGCTGGCAGATAACGTTGCTTCTGTCCGGTATGAAAACAAATCATCTGTCGTCAATTCCCCTATCGAAAACGGGAGCTTCACGAGCTACAACAAGGTAAACGAGCCTTTTAAAGCCAGCGTAATGATGACAAAGGCGACCGGCGGCGTGGTGCAACGCGGTGCATTTTTGGCACTGTTAAGCACGTTCGCCAACTCAACCGATTTATTCATGATTATCACGCCGGAGGCCGTCTATCCGAACTGCTCAATTACTGGTTACGACTATGTGCGCGAGGCTGGAAACGGCGCGCGGATGATTAAGGTCAATATCCACTTTCAAGAAGTGCGCTTGGCAAAGGTTGAGTATAAAAAGACAAAATCGGAAGCAGGATTACAGGCTGATGGCGGAAAGGTGCAGGCGAAAGAAGCCCCGACAGCAACGCCGCCTGAGCCGGTAAAGGAATCTGTGCTTTCTCAAATCGCAACTGAAGTTACAGGGGGTTGATATGAAAGTTTACACAATCCCTATTTCAGACGAGCGGTCGCAAAAGGTAACGACAACGCTGGGTCAGCAAGTAGTCGATATTGTGCTGACAATGCGGCTGGGGAAACTTTATGCCGATGTAAAGGCAAACCGTGTGCCGGTAGTGAGTGGACGTGTTTGTCTGAATGGCGAGCCTATCGTAAACGAGGCTTTCCGCCCTTTCGTTGGGGAATTGTACTTTGAGGATTTGCAAGGACGTGAAGACCCTGTTTTCGGCGGCTTGGGCAAACGTTACGTCTTGAGGTGGGTTAAAAATGCCTAGTCTGAAAGAGAAGCGAATCAAGGTAACAATCCTTTTATCGGGCGAAGATAAGGACTTTGACGGAGACGGAAACAATACGCTTGTTTTTGACGGCTTACGGACTGAGTGTCGCATTACCTACGGCAACGGCTCAGTCATGCCGACCGCAAACGTCCGTATCTTCGGCTTGCATTTAAATAATATGCTGGCACTGCTCAGGGTGCAATGGAACACAAAAGAGGCTTTGCAAAACCTGATCCAAATCGAAGCGGGCGATGATGACAAAATGTCTGTTGTCTATAAAGGCAATATCACATTTGCCAAGCCTGATTTCAGTTCCGCGCCCAATGTTTGCCTGACTATCGAAAGTAGCACGGGCTACTATCATCAAATCGTACCAACGCCGCCGAGAAGTTTCGAGGGCGAGATAGATGTGGCGGAGGCTATATCGCAACTTGCAGCCGATATGGGCATGAGCTTTGAGAATAACGGCGTAACAGCGAAACTGAGTAACCAATACCTGCCCGATTCCGCTTTGGGTAAGGTTCAGATGTTGGCGAAAAACGCAGACCTTGACCTGTATATCGATAACGACACAATCGCAATCGCACCTAAAGGCGAGCCGCGCATGATTGACGTTCCTGTTATCCGTCCAAGTACAGGGCTTATCGGTTATCCGATACCCGACCAAATAGGCGTTCAGTTCTCATGCCTTTATGACCCTGCTTTGCGTTTTGGCGGCTTGGTTGAGATTGAGGATAGCATTATCCCTACCTGTAACGGCAAATGGCGCGTTTTCGGTATGAATATCACGCTTGAATCATTCAGCCCTAGCGGTAAGTGGGAAGTGTTTATTAAAGCGGCTCACGCGGAAAGCGAGACGGTACATGTCGCAAAGTAGATTAGGCTTTGAACAGCCCGGCCAACGAAACGGCGCGGGCGAGATTGGTTATATCGTTGAGAGCATTATGTCTAGGCTTCAGACGGTAACACTGGTAAAGGTTGTCGCGGTAAAAGGCGGCGGCCTTTCCCTTGTCGGCATGGTTGACGTTCAGCCGCTTGTTTCTCAGATTGACGGCAGCGGCGGCGTTATTCCTCACGGGGTAATCTTCAACGTGCCTTATATGCGCTTGCAGGGCGGCGGCAATGCTGTGGTTATAGAG